GACGGGCGTGATAATCGTGGTCAAGAGGTTTTAGCTTATGACGATGCTCCAACGAATCGCTGACGCTGTACTCACCAAGGCCCACAACCAAGAACGTATGCCCCAGGTGGTCCCAAGCGGAGTTAATAGCTCAGGCATTGGTGGGTTATCTGGTGGTAGTCAGACCGCTCAGATGACCACATATTCCACGGTTAGTTCCGTATTCGCAGCGGTAAGTAAGATTGCCGAGGCTGTGGCGTCTGTCGAGTGGCGCTTGTACCGGGGCCCTGGCACGAGCAACGAAGTGGTCCAACATGACGCCTTGACCCTCTGGAATTCCGCCAACCCATTTGAGACTCGCCAAAATTTCTTGGAAACATCTCAGCAGCACTTTGAGCTAACAGGGGAAATGTGGTGGGTAATCATCCGGGGCGCGAGTGGGAAGCCCGCGGAAATATGGGCCATCCGGCCCGACCGTATGCAACCCATAAAGAGCCACGACGAATTCCTGACCGGTTACGTTTATACCATCGGCAGCGAGAAGATACCCATTGACCGCGAGGACGTGATATTGACGCGGCACCCCAATCCTTTAGACCCCTATCGTGGCATGGGGCCGATCCAATCCCTGCTACTAGACCTCGGCTCTGAGGTGGAAGCGGCCAACTTCAACCGCGCCTTTTTCCGCAACGATGCCACGCCAGGTGGGATAATCCAGGCTGAGCGTAGCATGAGCAAGCCAGACTTTGACCGAATGGTACAACGGTGGCAGGAATTCCACCAAGGTACGAGCAACGCGGGCCGTATAGGGTTTTTGGAAAAGGCCACATTCCAGGAGCGGAAGTACACCCAGCGTGATATGCAATACGTCCAACTCCGCGATAGGGTGCGGGACCAAGTACTAGCGGCCTACGGCGTCCCCTTACCCATGCTGGGAGTGATGGAAGCTCCGAGCCGGGCCAACGCGCAAGCATCGGAGTACATATTCGCACGTTGGACGATACAACCCAGGTTGGCGCGAATACGCGAATCACTCAATCACAAACTGCTGCCCTTATACCGAGAGCGTGGCTTACACTTCGAGTTCGCCGACCCGACGCCTAATCACCGTGAGCTAGACCTTGAGGAGGCAACTAAGGGATACGACTCGGGGATTTTAACTCAGGACGAAGCGCGGGGCCTCTTAGGGCGTGAACCGATAGACGGTGGCGACTCCTTCAAGCCAGCAGGGGCCGAGCCGTTCATGGCGTTATCAGCGCGTAAGCAATACGCTCTGGGCGGAATTACTAAACAACTAACCCCCATCGAAATCGCAGAACGGGCCATGCTCTTGGCCTGGACGCGGCGGCTGGAGGCCGAGCGGGAGGGGCTGGTGGCGTTCCTGGAGGAGAACCTCGGGAAACAAACCTCGCCTATTGTCCTGAGTGTATCCTCGCAATTGCGTACCAAAATAGAGCTAACCGATGTCCAGGGCTACAACTGGGATTGGTGGGTCAAGTACGGGGCGGAAGTCACCGAGGAATTACAGGCCGCAATCCGCATAGCCATGGTGAACGAATTCCCCCAGATGGCAGCGACGGCGGACCAACTAGCGGCCACCTACGCGGAACGTCGAGGGGCGCGGTTGCTGCGGATAGACGGGGACTTGAACTTGGTCAACGCCGTCCAGAACCGCGTCAATACTCTGGTGGCCCGCACCATCGAAAACGGGGAGAGCTTGCAGACCCTACAAGCTAATCTCCGTAAGGACATAGCGTTTAGCCCCGAGAGGGCCAGGGTGATAGCCCGCACCGAGACGGCCACGGCCCAAGGCCAGGGGGCGAAGGAAGCGGCCAACCAGCAGGACTTAAATCAGAAGCGGTGGATAACCCAGGCTGATGAATTGGTGTCTGACGAGTGTCTCGCCAATGCCAGCGAGGGTTGGATAAGCATCGTTGACCCGTTTAGCAGCGGGGTGGACACGATACCCCAACACCCAAACTGCCGGTGTAATGTACGCTATCGGCGGTTTGACCCCGAGGAAAAGGGCCTGAGCGTTGTGCGGGCTGTTGATTGGCTTTGCCCCACCTGCCGTAAGGCAGACACCGTAGTCCCCAACCGCGACGGGCCTGGGCTCTTTTGCCGACGGTGCGCCAAGGTACTTGTATGACCTACTTGACACCCTACAATATGTGGTGCTAAGTTGTAATCCTTCCTCTACAGTGATCCCGATCATGGTACCTCCAGAACGTGGCTCCTCGGCGGGTTGGGCGCTTGCCGGGGAGTCATTAAAAACTGAATAAGTAGACCCGCCAAGAGCGGCCCGTAGAACCAAGGGTTCACTCTCACGATACCGGACGTGGGGAGTGTACCCTTTTTTGTTGTCTGAGAGTGGAGCATGGTCTACCAAATCAATAATACTAGTTACAAATCGCGGCAACCATTTGATGACCACGACGGCAAAGGGTCCGGTGGATGGGTGTGTAAATGACTACTACTACGCGAAATCTAGCGCGGTTGGATAAGATTACCCGAGGCGAGACTAAGGTCTTGGATGGCCCCACAGGGCGCATATCCGCCGTAGTGTCCACCGAGGCTAAAGACCGCGATGGGGACATAGCCCGCGTAGAGGGCTGGCAGCTAGACAACTTTATGAAGTTGCCCCAGATGATTGACTCCCACCGTTACGCCACCATAGAGGCCGTCATAGGCCGTTGGGACGTGATGGAAGTGCGGGGCAAGTCTCTAGTGGGTGAGGGCACCTACTTTATTGACAGCCCCAACCCGAGGGTAGCAGACCTAGCCCGACACGCCATGTACTTAGCCAAGAACGGCCTAGGGGCTTTTAGCGTCGGGTTTATCCCCGATATGTCTAAGGCCAAGGAATTGCCAGGCAGCGATAGCTTTTTCCCGAGCTTTGAATTCAAGGGTCAAGAACTCTTGGAAGTGAGCCAAGTGTCGGTCCCCGCCAACCCCGAAGCACTCCAACGCATGAAGGGTGTACACCCTGAGATAGACAACATCGTGGACGCCATGTTGGACACCATGCCACAGCAAGGCGACGCCGAAGATGGGCTCACAAGTATATGCTTGTACCTTTCCAGCCTTGGCATGGACGGCGATTTGATTACCAAGATTGTAGAGGACAAGCGCATATCCATCATCATCGACGTGGACGACGCGCCGTTGTCTGATCCCACCGTTGATGCCGTGATGGACGCGGTAGGAGCACAACTCGACACCAATGACATTAGCAATCCAGGCAAGGCAATACGTGAAGGACTAAGGGAGGCTTTACATGGCTAAGACTATAGAGCTTACGGTACCCGACAACGCGGACGATCTGGAGGAGGTACTGAACAACGAGGACAAAGTCAGAGCGTTGATGCTGAACCCCGACGGCTTAAAATCATTCATTACCGAGTACGCTAATGAGGTTTACAGCCACGACCCAGACATGATTGGGCAGGCGCGGGATGCTGTCACAGATGGCCTCAAAGGGTTCATGGAGCGAGAGGGGTTCACCGGGTCCGACACTCCCAACGCTGCGAACCTCAAGCGGCTCCCGATGGACACCGCGACGGCAGGGCGCATGGCTAAAGACGGCGGGGCCGACTTGCCTTGGTTCCGTGGTATGACCATAGCCCAGAAACACGCTGCCATATCCGCCTATGAACCCGAGGCCGTGGGTGCTGCGATTGACGGTATATTCGAGCGTGTGGGCAGTTATTACCAGAACGTCGCGGCGGTGGCTGACGCTTATTGGTTCAGCCAAGGATTGAAGGGACTCACCGAAGCCAGGGTGAAAGTCCTGAACGAAAGCCAGGGTGACCAGGGTGGGTTCCTAGTCCCCGAGGAATTCAGGGTGCAATTGTTAGCCCTGGCCCTAGAGAGTGCCTTGGTGCGGCCTCGGGCGATGATAATCCCCATGACGGGGCTGACTGTCCGCATCCCGGCCATACGTGACACCACTCACGCCTCCACGGTGTTCGGTGGTATCCAGGCTTATTGGACTCCTGAGTCCGGCACGTTCACCCAGACTGAGCCGACCTTCGGTCAAGTGCGGTTAGACGCTGGTAAGTTGATGGGCGGCACCCGTGTCACCAATGAGCTAATCCGCGACAGCGTGATATCACTAGAAGCCATCCTGAACCGGCTATTCGCACAAGCGATCGCGTACTTCGAGGACGACGCATTTATTAACGGCGTCGGCGCGGGCCAACCCATCGGCATCTTGAACGCCGATGCGATGGTGACAGTCTCGAAGGAAACCGGCCAGGCCGCCACCACTATCGTATGGGAGAACATCGTGAAGATGTACTCGCGGATGCTCCCATCTTCGTTGGGCAACTCCATTTGGTACGGCCACAATGACATCTTCCCCCAACTCGCCACCATGTCGCTGAACGTCGGCACCGGTGGTTCCGCTATCTGGATTAACCAAGGTGTGAGCGGGCCTCCGGCTACCATCTTGGGGCGTCCACTTTTCCTGACCGAGAAGGCCCAGACCCTTGGGACGGCTGGGGACTTGGTGCTGGTGGACCCGAGTTATTATCTGATTGGCGACCGGCAAAACCTGGAAGTCGCCAGTTCCATGCACACCCGGTTTAACACCGACGAAACCGAGTGGCGGTTCATCGAGCGTTTGACCGGCAAACCTTGGATTGACAGCGCGTTGACTCCCAGGAACGGCTCAAACACTGTGAGCCCATTCGTGAACTTGGCAACACGTAGTTAATCAACCCATCCTAGTAGGGGCGTCGTAAGAGATGCACTCAAACAATAGGAGCGTAAGGAAATGAGCCAAAGACTATCGGAACATGCAAGCGTATCTATGGCCAGCCCCAGCGCCGTGGACATTGGGGGCACCAACAACCCGACTGCCTACGTGAGCATGAAAGCGTATGCCAGGGTCAACCTCTACAACGAACTGGGCACCTGGGATAGTTCGGATGACCTGGACGAGTGCCGGTTGCAACAGGCCACCGATACTTCTGGCAGTTCGGTCAAGGACTTAACCTCCGACGCCAGTGGCGGGAATTACGATACCGACAACCCCGTCGATGCCGACGGTGATTTCGTGATTATCGAGGCGCGTGGTGAGGACTTGGATTTGGACGCCAGCACGCCCTTTGACGTTGTGAGGGGTTACGTGGCTGAGGGTGGGAATACTGGTCAAGACGATTGCGCCTGCAACCTAACCCGCTACGGCTACGGCTACCCCCAGAAGGAACTCCAAGGGGCGGCGGTGACGGGGAGCAAAGTCTACGTGGACACCGGTACCTAAACCAAGATGCTGGAACTGGTAATACACCCCCAGGGCAACAAGCGGGAAGTCCCGCCGGACGTACCTATTGGGTACTGGCTAGATGAAATGCGCGAGCTAGCTAGTCGCTCTGACCGTGATGAACTGCTGGCCGAGTTAGCTTGGACTCATCCTGTCATGGAATACCTAGAGCCTGCGTTACTCGTGAGGTTCAAAGTTCAGGCATTAGTCTGGCGGCAGCACACAGGAGCCTTTCCCGAGGAAGTGGCCTACTGGTGGCCCGTCCGGTTGGGACGGCGGCGGGGCCAAGTGCCCCACATGGTCAAAGTCGCGGAAGCTATAATCGACACGGAGGGGACCCTCCACTGTGGGTTCTGCGAGGCGCGTTGGAGCGCGCACCACGATGGGAGTCCCTACGGCATCAGGTGTAAATTGTGCGATCGTCTATGGACGGTGGTGTTAGACGAAAGGAGGATAGGCTAGTGGCACAAGTACTAATCGAGGAAAACGGCCTTCAATGGACGGCCAGGTGTCCGAACTGTTCTGACCATTTCTTAATTACTGAGGAACAAGAGCGGGACGGGAAGCAAATCGCGGTACCCAATACCAGCAAGGCACCCAATGTGTGTCCAAGGTGCAAATGCCCCATGGACCCTGCCAAGTCGCGGCAATTCGCCGACAAGCGGGCAGTAGCGGACGCCCTGCCGGGCCAGTCCCCGATCATCCGGGAAGTCACGGTGATGGAGCCGACGCAGGATAGCGTCGGGCCAGATGATGACGACGATGACGATGATGACGACGACGAGTAAGCAACCCCGTAGGACAAGGGGCAAGGGCCGTCCAATCAAGGGTTGGGACAAGATTATTAAAGGCCCGCAGACCGTCCAAAAAGTATACAAACAACCAATAACTGGCAACACAGGTTAGAACCCTAAAGCTAGGAGAAGTCAACATGTGGACACTATTGAAGACCCCATATCTCAGAGGCAACCCGCTGGTTATCGCCCTGGTGGTAGCCTTCGCGCTTGTAGATCAAGTGCGGGGGTGGCTGGACATCAACCTTGGTCGGTTCCCGGTATGGTTCAAGCGGTTTTATATCGGCATGGTGTTCTACCAGTTCGGCGCGATTGCCGACCCAGAGTGGCGGACGGCCAGACGGCCTGCGCTCCACATGTGGTTATATGGGATAGTGCGGCGGGTTTACTATGAGCAGCGCGTCTCCTATCTACGGTGGCAACGGTGGGGCAATTGGCAATACCTCCCCATCGCTGGCGGTGTTACCCGCTCGGCCCCTATGTCCCCGCTATTTTACAGGCAGCAGCCGGGTGGCTTTCCGTTTGTATCCGACGGGTCTAAATATTCGGGCAACATTTTCTTCGTGGACGATGGGACTGACACGGGCGGCACCACCGCTGGCTTCGGCCAGCATCCCGACAGGGCCGTGACCGATATAGACGCCGCCTATGACCTATGTACGGCTTCTCAGGGCGACACGCTTATAGTGCTCACCGGACACGCGGAAACTATAACCAACTCTGACCGCATCACTATGGACGTGGCGGGGGTTGACATACAGGGGCTGGGCCGTGAGTTAGCGAAGCCCACTGTCACTTTTGGCACTGACACCACGGCCGATGTCGTGATTAGCGGGGCGAGTAACTACCTAGGCAATCTCCGATTTGTGTCGGATGTTGACTCCCTAGTCAACTTCCTCGATGTGGGAGTTGGCAACCTCGTGGTTGAGGATTGCGATTTTGTCACTAGTTCTGCGAAAGAGGCTGTGTGCTTCGTTGACATAGCCACGACGTTTGACAACTTCACATTCCGCCGTTGCACGTTCTTGCAGCCTACGGACCCCGCAGGCACAGACGGCAATGCTGGTACTGGTTGCATCTTTTGGGTGGACAGCGAGAATATCTTGGTGGAGGATTGCCGTTTTTATGGCAACTTCGAGACGGCGGTGTTCCATAATCGCACCACTGCGGGAAAAAACCTGTGGGTGTTGAACTGTCATGGCATTCAGAATCTTTCTGGTGCCGAGCCATTCCAGTTAGTGGACGGTCAGACCGGTGCTATGGTAGGTGGTGGCTTCGTCACCCCAGCAGAGACGGCGGTCACTGAAGCCACATTAGTAGGAACTCTCGGGGCTGGGTTTTTCGTATTGCCACCGGGTAATTTTGGAAATGACGGTGGAGCCGGTGGACAGGGCGGCATCATCATAGCTACGCCGAGCTAGGAGTATCCACTGTGGTACAAAAAGATAGAAATGTCATCGGGCAGCAAATCGTGGTAACTGTCGCCAAAACCCGACCCTCTAACACCACCGCGTATTCTGCTGGTGACGTAATCTCCGAAAATGCTTCCAGTGGAACCGCCTGGACCTTTGATGCCGTCGTTCATACCAACGGGGGTAGCGGTCGTATTGTCCGGGCCGCTTTCCTGGATGATGACACAGCCCATACTAATCAAGTCGCTTTGTTATTGTTCAGCGTGACTCCTACGAGTGCGCTAAATGACAACGGTGCCAATACCGCGCCGATCCTCGCGGATAGCGACAACTTTATCGGGTCAATTGATTTTGACGCGTCGAAAGACTTTGGCACAGGATTTTCTTTTGCGGTCGCCACTGAAGGCAACAGCAAATTGCCAATGCCGTTTAGATGCGAGGAGGGCGATGACGCCATTTATGGCATCCTTGTAGCTGTTGACGCCCTAACTCCGACATCGGGCGAGGTGTTCCGCATCAATCTGGATATTGAGCAGGATTAGATGTCCTGGGCGCAACTACTCAACATAGTTCGCGAGAACCGTGGGGACGCAGCGAGGGTGCAACAAGACCCCCCCGTGGCGTGCCCCATCGATGGAGCTATCCTCGTTATTCGCGCTGATGGTATTCGGAATTGCCCTATTGGGAATTATCGTTGGCCCCGGTGAACCTAACAATTTAAACCGTTATAGCAAGACCGTAGCTATTATGCAGCTTAGAAAGCAGGGGTTGTAATGGCAAATTGGCTTTGCTCTCGCGAGTCCGTTAAACGAGCTCTCGGCATCAATGGTATCGCCCGCGATAGGTTTATCGATGAGGCGATAGAGTCCATGAGCCGGAG